AAGAAAAACTCACTCCAGGATGTAACGTTGCGTTCCAATAAATAACCGTCCATCGTATAGATAACCGGCCCATCGACGCCGTTTCTAACCGTGATATCAAGCTCGGTTGCCTTCAGATCAAGAGCAATTGCATCAATTCTTTTGCCAGGCCTTAATACCACGGTCATTGGTGATTGCCCGACACTTGGATTGCCCTGGTTGTAATCGAACATCCTGTGCCGGTTGGTTTTGCCTTTAAGCTTCCATTTTGTGGTATCGGTTAAAGCATTACCAAGGTTGTTATTTACCAAAGACTTATAAACCAAGTGGCTGTTTTCTTGTATCTCGCTTACCTCGTCCGACAAATTATATGGAGTGCTTGGACTATACTCAGGTTCGGTCGCGCTCGGCTCATCAAGCGTCGAGCTGATAAGCATGGCATCGGTAATCTCAAACGGGATAAATGCTCTCATACTGTTTTAACCCTTAGCGCATCGCCGCCTTGCAACACATCGTCAAATTTCTGCACCAGCTTATTAATGGCAGCAATGACCCGGTCATTACCCATTGATTTTTCGAGGTTGCTATTCTGCGCCGCAGGTATGATGCGTTCGCCCTTGTGCACGATTGCCGGGCCTGTACGTGGCACAAACGGCGTGCCGGTTGCATACTTCGGCAAATTGTTACGCTCGCCCATAAGCTGTTGCGCGGTATTGCGCGCAGCGATAATTGATTTCTCAGTCGCATCATTAAGCAATTGTAAAATAGATAAATTCATAGCTCTGCTAAACTCAAAATCAAATGTGCTCATAAATCCGGATGACGATTGATTTGTTAATGTGCCAATCGATGCGGGATCTATCTTGTTAATATTCCCAATGCCGCGCACGTTTCCTCGTTTGTCAAAGTTGATAGCGCTCAAGATATTTGCCCGGGCATCTTCAATGCTCTGCGGGGATATCGATTGTGTCGCTGATCTGATGGCTTCCGACAAGCTCTTCAGCTTACCGAGATGCGAGTTGACCGCCGCCAGCGAACTGTCAACGAATTTCAGCATGGCATTGATATCCTTTTGCCGTTCTTCCTCGTGCTTTTGTCCGATCTGTTCGGCAAGCCTGCGTCTTTCTTCCATGTCGCGCTGTTTGATCGCAGCAAGTCTTTCTTTTTCAGCCTGAGCCAAGGACTCTGATGCATCTCTAACAGCCACGAAAGCAGGCTGTAACTTAAGCAGAGCAATCATGGTTTCCTGGCTCACGCCATTCACGCCACCGAACGATTGCACTAGCGCCTTGAATTGATCCTTTGTCAGATCACTTGACAATCCAAGCCGATTCAACTCATCGGTTACTTGCTGTTGTATCGGCGCAAGCCGTTCTGCTTCGGTTAGGAAATTCTGTGAGAAAAACTGCGTTTGTTCTGCCAGCGCGTCCATGCCGCCAGCGGCTTCTATAAAAGCTGTTCTTTGATCAAAAGCAGTCCCCTGTAAGAATGATCTTACATTTGCTAACGTTCCACCAATTGCCACCCCGGCATTAACCAATGCATTAAATTCTTGGCCTAGTCTTGATATCGCTTGATAAGCCGTTTCGCCATGCTTGGCTAATTGATCGATCTCAGGTACGAGCGAGCGTGCAAGCGCATCGGTTACTTTCTCGATTTCTGCGGATAATTGTTCTTCGGTTATGGCTTTGCCGCTTTCCGATACCAGCTTGATTTCATGATTAAATGATTGCAATCCGGCTGTAGAAATACCGACATCTGCGCCAATTTGTTTTAACGCATCGGAGATCGCGCCGAAGCTTTCTGACATTAACTTGCCAATCTCAATAGCGTCCTTGCTGCGCTGTTCTGCAATCGGCATGAGCTTACTTGATATGCCGCTCTCTGAAAAATCTCCGAATTTATTAAGCAGCTCGCCGGTTACGGTATCGATAATAATGTTGTCTGTTTTAGATCCGCGCAATAATCCGCCGCTGGCTTTGTATCTGTCGACTAATGCGCCGGTGAAACCATCTGCCGTGACATTGCCAACTAACGATTGCTCTTTGAATTTCAGTGGCCCGCGCCCGAATAAGCCGTTAAGAATCGGGATAATTGGGATTAAATCTCCTATTACAGGAATATCACCAATCGTATTAATTGCCTTGCCAAATCCTCCGCCTAGGCGTTTATCCCCTGCTAGCGCATTGAATCCTTGTGTTGCAGCAAATGCCACAAGTAATGGCCCCGCAGCCGCAGCGAAAGCAGATCCCATGCTTGCACCCATCGATGCAGCACTTGCGGCACCGGAACCGAATCCGCCTGCAGCCAATCCGCCTAATGCGTCACCCGCAAACCCGCCGCCAAAAGCAGCCATGCTGCCGGAACCGAAGAACGAACCAACTGATTTAATGCCGCCGCCGATCAATGAAGGTAAACCGAAACCGCTCTTATATAAACTTAAAGCGCTTGTACCTAGTGATGCCGCATTGATTGCAGTAGCCGCACCCGTTCCACCAATACCACCGGCCCCACCCGTTGCAGCAGCAGTTCCAGGTATCGCAAACATTGCGCCCAATCCGATAGATTGAGCAAGCTTTAACCCGGCAAACTCTGACATGATGCGTAATACCGCATTCTTTGCGTTCCTCACCATATCGTCAAAGCCGCCTGTCACGAAATCAAATATGCTGTTTGATAGAGTTGTTTGAATGTTGCGGCCCGCCTGCACCCACAATTGATCCATTTCGTTAACGGTTGTGCGGTTAACTGTGGCCGTTTCGCGCAATTCGTCCTGTGCTTTTTGCAGGGCCCGATTGTAAGTTTCAACGCTTAAATAGGGCTTGAGCCTTTCGAGTTCTTCAAGCGTCCTGTTGTAGCGTTCTTGCTTGGTTGCAACGCTGTCCGTAATATCGCGCGCGCGTTTTGCTTCGGTTTCATATTGCTTGAGTTTTTCAACTTCAATGTTAAATGATTTTTCAAGCTTTCTAGATATGTTCGCAGCTTGTGTTTTCTTCTCATTGTTGCGGACAATTTCAACTGTGTTTTTTATTGTTTCTGCAGTTGATTGTTTCTGTGCTACGGTGGCCGTTTGCTGTGCCTGTTGCATTGCAGCCAGGTCAACCTTAGCCATTTCAAGTTGATGCTCAAGTAGATCAAATTCTTTCTTGTCAAACAGTATGCCGCCAACAACAGGTATATGCTTACGGTCGGCCATCGATTGCACTTTTTGAGTCAACTGATTAACAAGCTGCACCTGCTTTTCAATGCCAGTTACGTTGTTAAATCCAAATAATTTGTTTAATGCTTTTGCTGCCATTTCAGCCGCTGGAGTCAGCACGTTGGCAAGAGCATCGCCCAACGTGATGGCGATATTGCTCATGGTCGCCATAAACTTATCCCATTGAAATCCTGGGCTAGCGGCCATTTTGTTAAAAGCTTCTTCGGTCGCACCGGCTTTATTCGCCATCTGGCCGAGGATATTGGAGAATTCAACGCCCGCATTGCCGGTCAATGCCAAAGCAGGTATCAAGGATTCAACGCCGCCAAACAAGATAGCCATTTTATCGGCACTGCCCTGAGTTTTAACCCGTACTTGCTCCAAGAATCCTGCAAGACCAAGCGCTTGAACGCCTGCTGAGTTAAATTCTAAGCCGATTTCTTTTGCTAATTTGGCAGCTTCAGAACTTGGCTTAGCTACCGCTGCAAGGATTGCCCGTACACCGGTTATCGATTCCTTGGCTGAGATACCTCCAAGCGTTAATGCTGAGATTGCCGCTGTCACTTCTTCCAAGCTAACACTCATTGTGGTTGCCAGCGGAATCACTTTACCAATATTTTCGGATAACTCCTGGATCGATAACTTACCGGCCAGTGATGCGGTAAACATGGTATCGGCTATTTCTGCAGCAGTCCCTGCTGCGCTGCCATAACCTTTGATGATCGATGTCAAACCGTCTACAGATATCATCAAATCAGCATTGCCGCCGATTGCAAGACGGTTTGCCTCGGTCAGCAATGCGGTGGCTTGCGCGGTATCGGTAATGCCTGCGGATAGGATTTCGTAGAAAGCTGAGGATTGCTTGATTGCAGATGTGCCAAACTGCACAGAAAGATTGCGCGATGCTGCGTCAAGTTCTTTGATCTGACCGGTCGTTCCGCTTATCTGAGTTGATAAAGCAGCAAGGCTTTTGCTGTATTCGTTGGCCTTTGTTGCAAGGCCAAGCAAAAAATCAACCGAGATACCGACACCGATGGCACCAAGCAGGTTATTGATCTTTCCAACAGCACCGCTTACTGTGCGCTGTGCTTTCTCCATGTCGCTTTGTAAGCGTGCCATGTTAGCTAAAAGTTGTATCTCTAATGTCCCGACTTGCATTTCAGATTTCCGCAGCCTTTCTGATTGATTGTTTTAATCTCATTGCTCTGCGCCATTTTGCCGACATGTAATAAGGTGCATCAATCCAAGGTGTATCCGCATCGATTGCACGCGCTTCATGGCTGCTGCGCACATAAGCAACACTTAACCGCTTAATAGTTGCAGCTTCCCAGCTAGATAGATCGATGCCAGTGTTATCCATCCACGCGCGGATTTCTGCGTGCGTAATCGGATGTTCGCCAAGTGTTACACCAAGTTCAAAAAGGTATTCAAGGATGTAAGATGCGCTACATTCCGGCAGCAATACATCCTGATTGTTGCGCTCGAATTCAGCGCGTCTTGATATTTCGCCCTCTTCCGGCACGGCATCAAGCCATGCCAGATGACAAATAAATATTTCTAATTCGTCGCCGAGGGCTTGGTAAAATTACTCCATTCGTTCAGTTCTTTTGCGACCTGATCAGCAATAAAACCGATTGACTCATCAGAGTAAATAGCCATTGATAGCGCTTGAGTCTGGATTAACTGTTCATACTCGACGTTTTCCCAACTTTCAGTGCATGCTGACAAAAACTCTGCCGTTTCTGCCGCGCTCTGTTCAGCGGTTTGCTCAATCTTTCCCTTGCGTTTGAGTTTTTCCATGATCCTGGCATTCTGTGCGGCTTTGGCTCTTGCGTATTGCTTTGAGCCCGGGCCGTACAAATTAACCGCCATCGGCAAGGTTTTATTCTCATCTGCATACATGAGCTGATCTGCTGCATCTCGTAGGTGCAATCTCTTTGTTGGCTCGACAGCGAATTTTTTAATATCCATTTGCTAGCCTCTATACCGCAGCAACAACAACAGGCGCTTTGCAAACATTAATCGTTGCAGTGCGCTTCATGAATTGGCTTGATGCGGCTTGCGACATTTGCCAGCTTGATACCAAAACATCAAGATAATGGATTTCACCATCTGGATAGGTGATTTTCATTGAATAGTGATTCGCTGATGCATCGGCGGCTTTTAAAATGATCTGCCCTGCATCGGCTGGCATATCGGCTAAAATCATTTGGCCGCTGCCGTACTCTGCAACGCCTTTCGAGTACTCGACCGGACCTTTGATCGGCGTGAATTTATTGACTTCACGCATCGCCCCGAATTCCGGGAACGATTCGACACGTCCGATTTCTGTGTAAGTGATTGTGGTTGCGCCATAGCCTGCTGCGTCATAGGTTGCTGGCAGTGTTGCGCTGATTGCGTAGGTTGTATCTGTAAATGATGCTGCTGCAGGATGTGCGGCCATGGTCTTTTCCTTCTCCGAATCGCCTCACGGCGTTTGGTTAATAAAAAAACCCGGGGCGTCTCACGACGATGCCGGGCTTGCTGCTTTACTTCTTAAAAACTATCTTACATATCTCACAATATAATCAATGGATTGCTCATAAATAACCGGATTTTCCGAATACAAATCCGGCCCATCCAGTTCATGTTCTATACTGTCGACATAAATATCGTTAACGATGCCGCGCACTGTCGGCAATGCGTTACGGATTAATTCAATCGTTTCCTTCTGCTGCACATACGATGCAGCCAATACTGTTACTTGTATGCGCTCAATTGCAAGCTGCTCGCCTGATCGTTTAATCGTTTTGAACTCAGATCCGCTTACTTGCTTGATGGATATCGCTGGCAATTCTGTATTAATCGGCAATGTACCGGCCATGATGCGCGATTCCGGAACAACATTTACTACACTGTAATCAAAGATCAATTGATACCTGATTATCGCTACACCGCTCATTCGTCGGCCTCTATGCCAAAATCGATATCTGCAGTATTAATGCCGTGCTTTGTGACAAGCCTGCGCTTGATGTATTCACCTGCTGCTTGTATTGCTGCTTCGGACTGACCGTCTAGAGCTGGTCGCATAAATGGTTTTGGCTGCGTGCCTGGATGAGTCGATTCGCCTTTTTCGCTCAAGCTATGCGGTCTTGTGCCAAACTCCGAAAAGTGCGCATAAAAAACTGTTGCGCCTGTTCTTCTAACCTTTCCGCCCGCCTTAATAGATGCCGTAATGTTTCCGTCACGGCGGTTTATACGTGCCGATAACCTGATGCTATCTCTAAGCGCACCAGCATATACTTTATATTTCCTCTTTGCTGATTCTGATGGCTCACCAATAGGCGCATTCTTTCTGGCCTCTTCAACGATAGGTTTTGCACCTGCTCGCAAAGCGCCACGCATTATGTTTGCCTCTATTTTTGCAGGTAGCTGATTTAAAAAATCTTGCAATTCAGCCGCGCCTTTTATCTTGATATCCGTCATGATGTGTACTTTTCAATCATCGCTTCAAGATATTGCTGCTTGCCTAGTTCAGAAAAATCGGAAATAAATTGATATGTTTCACTATCGATAACCACACGCATTGATGAGTCGAGGTCTTTCCGGTATCGCATCCTTAAGCGTGCCTGCTTGGATCCTATAGCCACATCGCTTTTTATTGATTCTGACCGGCTAGGCAAAACGTCTTGAACATTGCACCAAACAACAGATTTAAGTTTCCACTCAACTTGTTCGCTGCCGTATTTTGCGTCCCTGGTCGTTTGCTTATATTCGATGCGGCAGCGGCGGTTCAAGTCAACGTTCATTTCTTGCTTATTTTTTCTGCTGCGGGAATGTTTTTACATCGATTTTTTCAGATCGCCTCACTGGTTTTGTTCCGGGCTTCTGTTCTTTCGAGTCGATACGTTCAACCTCAATACCTTTACCGCGCAATTCCGATATGATTTGATCAAGTCCTTCTTTAAGCCCACGGAATCCTGTGTGAGCATGGGTCTCTTCGTATCTCTCAGGATCAAATCCAAGCAATACAATTTTCTTTGCTCCGGCTTTTTCAGCAATCCTGATTGCAGCAAGTGCATTATTTCTGATCTGGATGTTATGCCCTGGCTCTATCTGTACGGTTTCGTACATCATGCCGAGATACAGCGCATCATAGTCATCATGTTCAACGCCCAGGATGCGCATCCCATTAAAGTGTAGCTTGTCCGCCTCTTCCCAAAATGGATGATGTGGATCTAAGGCTACAAACATATCGCACCACGGCGCAAATTTAATTGCGCGATTGCATGCGATAGTTCGATGCCCCTTGGCTGTCAGCGCCAGTTCTTCGGTCATGTCCGGCCCGGCACCAAGTATATAAACAGTCTCGTCCGTCCAGATTCCGGTAATGTCTGATTTAGTAGTCATCAAAGCCCCCAAACGCGCTCAGGATCAAGTAACCCATCAATGTATGAATACGGAAACTCCATAATCTGCGTATTGCCAACATTCACCGCATCACGGTTATCGTACGCCTGTTTAATCCTGATCAGCATCCAATTTTTTATGCACGATGGCACCGCCGCAGCATTGCCATATCCTGCAACAAATCTGATTTTTATTGCATTAATTTGATCAATTACCGATGGCCATGATGCCCCCGATGCAAGTGTGATCCGTGCCGGTTTGCTCACGGCATCGACTACGTATTGATCAGCAGCCAATGTTTGCTCATCGCCATTTATGTCAGTGTAAGTAATAGACGTTACAGACTGGATAGGTGGCAATTTTATTTCACTTTCGAATTTATCCAGGTATCGATCAACGGTTTGTATAATTAAAAATCTACGCAGTATCTGTTCAGCTTGCACCCTGGCAGATGCAATCAATATGTTAATCAGCGGATCGATTGTGGTGTTATCAGCCGGTGCTTGCGCGCCAAGCGACACATCGGCAGTGTTGTCCGTGTAGGTCGTAGTTGTATTGTCTGCAATCGTGGAGAGCAGTAAATATGTTGAACCTGCCGCTGCCGTGCGGTAAATTTTACGCGCAGTAACGCGAGATCCGCCTATCGGTATTGCGCTTAACGATATTTTGCCATTGACAGTTTTATCAGCAACCGTAACCGGCTGAGATATCGCACCGGCTTGCGTCTCGCCTTCTGGCGTCACAAAAGTGCACAGATATCGGTGTATACCGTTATCGACATTGCCAGCGCCCGAGCTAATCGATACATTGATCGCACCCGGCGCAGGCTCTTGGTTGCTTTCATCGATCCGGCAGTATTGCATCACTTCAGCAAGACTAACCGGCTCGGTGGCCGGTGGTGTTACGACTACATAAGCCATCAGTCTTAAGCTGGTGGGTTAGAGGTAGGACGCAGTTGAGGTACGGTGATTGCAATTACGCACAGCAACGCAGCGCCGGTGTTATTCGCCGGTGTAATGGTGCAAGTGACATAACGTTTTGAGCCCTTGTAGCCAATTTTGAAGCATTTGTCGTCACCGGCAAAAGTAAAACTTGCCAAAGCTTCCGTGCCCAATAAATCAGCATCGGCAACTGCTGTTGCGCCAGACATTGCAGCGTCGTCACTTTCTTCAACCAACACAGTGAATGTTGCATCTACGTCAGCAAGTGATCCGGTGGCAATTGCGAAAACCAGCGAATCAATGCCCTGCATGTCGATGATTTGAGATACTACTGCGGTATCGCCAGTTCCATGATCGTATGGGCTGATACCGCGTTTGAGATTGATGCTATTGAATAAATCTGTTCTCATGATTTCTCCATCGCCTCACGGCGTTAGGTGAATGAAAAACCCGCTTGAGCGGGCTATCGAATGCTATTAAGCTGCGAATTTAAGGAATTTCACGGCCTCGAAATTCACGGCTCCAGATCCAGTACGCTTGGTGCTGTAAAACACTACGTAAGGCTTGGCAGTGTACGGATCTCGAAGTGTGCGAATACCGATGCGGTCAATAATTGTGAACGCTTCACGGAAATCCCCGAAAGCGAGTGATAACGAATCTGTTCCCAGCGCTGGAACGTATTGATCTACATTCACAGGATAACCGTTTAAGCGGTCAGGCTGCCCCATCTGCAGACTTGGCTCCCACAGATACAGATCACTGGTTGCGCCACGCAATTTACGCAGCTTGGTACGCACTTCACGGCGCATTAACCAAGAAGCATTTTGCAAGTATTGATCTTTAAAAGCGCCAATCAGATCAAACAATGGATCTGCTTTGGTGGTGCTGTTGAAATCGCCATTCGTGCCGGTCTTGATATGCTCAAATACGCCCCATGCACGGCTATCGTCCGCAGTCGCGGCAGTCGTGTAGCTGAACAATCCACGAGGCTTGCCCGTACCGTTTCCGGTTGTGAATGCGGTTCCCTCAACACGCGCAAACTTGTCAGCAACTTTACCTGCCAACCATGCCTCAACATCTGTTGCAGCGTCATCGATAAGTTTTTGGCTGATTTTTGGCATTGCGTACATTTCATGGGTTTCGATCTCCCATTTACCAACTTGCGGTGTTCCGGTGTCGCTGCGTGTGCCAAGTTCAGAAACCCATCCTGCGTCGGCTTCGTTGTTGTCAACCATACCCTCGAGCTTCTCGGTGCTGATCGTCTGCACATTCGCAATCCGGCGCATGGTTGATTGCTCATACACTTTCGCAACAACACGTCCAACGGTTGATTGTGGCAACATGTACCCGCCATCCGGATCGGAACCAGCGCTCATCGCCTTGCGTTCATCGGAACTCAAAGAATCAAGCGTGTTACCGGCCATCATCTTGAAGAATCCTGATTTGTAATGCTTGTAACCTTCCACATCAAAATCAGATGGCGCAGCTTTACCCTTGCCTTGGTATTCAGCACGCATCATGAGATTAAAACTTTTAACCTCTGCAACAAGATCATTATCTTGCTGCGAGCCGCCGCTTGGAGCGGTCATTTTTGCCATAAAATCTTCGATTGCTTTGCGATCTTCTGAATACTTGTCCATAGCATCGCTGATCGTTGCCAACTTTGCCTCAAGATCTGCTACCGCTTTTCCTTCTGCTTTGGCGGCAATCAGTTCATTGTTGATTTTTTTAAACTCTTCCCATGCTTGGCCTTGTTTTTCTATAAGGCTTTTCACTTCGAGTAATTCACTCATCTTAATTTCTCCAGCGCCTCACGGCGTTAGGTTGACGAAAAAAACCCGCACTAAGCGGGCTTTCGGTGGATTTTGTCGTTATGACTTGATCTTTTCTATGTTTTTATTCAAAGAATCGATCAATTGCTGCATGCCCCCACCAGAATCGCTCTGCTTGAGACTTTTAACCCTGGCAACGAATGCCACGGCTTCGGCACGAGAAAATCCTGACTCTCTCAGGTACTTCTCAGCGCTTTTTAAATCTGTGATTAATTCAATATTTTTTGCGGTTTCGATGGCTTTTAAGCCAACTAATGAGCGCAATGATTTGCAATTTGGCACTAATTCAACCAGTGATTTTGCAGCAGAAAGCGCATTTTCACCCAACATTCGCGGTTCCATTGGCGTGAATGTGATGGAATCACGCATTAATGGCCACTCGATTATCTCCCCGCTGCTTCTTTTAACTGTTTTTCCTGCAACAGCCTGGCTTGATGTGCCAACTACGCCTGCATCAATCAATTCTGCGATGTACTGGATATATTGCGATTGACGATTCAATATGCGCTCTACAAATATCCCTTTATCGTCGATCTTTGCGGATTTCCAATCTACGACACCTAAAACATTATTCTCATCGTTGCCAGTATCTTCAAAATCGTAGCCATGCTCAAAATCAACGTACAGGATACCCAAATCGGTATAAGCGCTTTTAACATCGGTATCTTTTGTAAAAAACTCTCCGCTTAAGTCCTCACCGCCAAACAAAATAATATAGTTTGCAACCCTCAATTCTGTATCGGTTTGAGATATAGCTTTTAAATTATTCATCCTGCATTCCTTCTTTCGGTTGCTGTGTTGGTTGCGGAGTGTTTCCTACAATGTTGGTTGGTATTCTTAACTTGTCGCTCGCCGGATCTGGGTCAGGATTTTGGTCTAACTTTGCCCGGCCTTCGTTCGGTGTCAATATCCCGCCATTAACATAGCCTAAAATCGTTTCTTTCGTGTCAACTGCAGCGCCGCGGAGCAAACCTTCCTCAACGAAATTAAAGTAATACCCTTGCTCTCTTTCTTTGTCTGTCAGCAGATTTGCATCAAAACATTGCTCTAATCTCGTAAACCAAGGACTTAATGTATGTGTCAGATGCGCCAAAAACATCTGTTCAGCACTGGCATATGTAGTGGCTTTGTCTGAGTGCCCCACCATGATCGGCATAACTCTTGCAAAACGGCATATTTCTTCGATTTGAAACCGTCTTTGCTCCAAGCTTTGTGCATCAATACCAGTCATTTGCGTCGACATCCATTTTGCCGCGCGATCTAAAATAAGCGTCTTTCCTGCATTTTCAGATCCGGAATAGTGTTTATCGATCCATTCCGACAATTGTTTATAACCATCCGCGTTTAACGTTCCTTCTACTGAGTACGTCCCAGATGGTCTTATGCCGTTCTTATGCAGATTTGCCGCAGCCGTTTCGGTTGTCATCGCCAAGCCGATGGCTTCACGTGCATGTTTTACTGCTTCAAGACCGTACCATCCATTCATTGATGGGCCGCGAACATGTAATATTGATTCTTGCGGAAATTCTTGTTTTTTGCCGTTTTCTGTTGTTACTTCGTATGATAATTTTCCGTTGTCGAAAGTCACAACAACAGACCCAGGCGCGAACGGATAAAGTTCTATTATCCTGCCGCCAAGCCTGTTTATAAAACTGTAATGATTGCCGGTAAGAACAACATGCCAGCAAACCATCTCTCTCCATTCGAAGCTTGTCTGCCAGCGGTTCGGTTTGTATGCCAGCTTGTCATAAAGGTTGTGTTTTTTTGCTTTTATGCGAGTTTTGCCGTCTTTCGATTCCTGCATAAGCTGCAAAGGTACTTGTGCGACACCCTCGCCGATAACTCTGCAACAAGAAAATACTGTCGAAACGTCAATCGCGTTATAAGCATTGATCGTTACGCCGGACTGTGTCTTCTTGCCACCGTAAATTTCGGCGAATAAATCCAATGTTGAATAGGATTTACTAGCAAAAGCATCTGCAATAATGCCCATTAATTAGCCGTCCGCGCCATCAAAACACCTATAACCAGCATAAACGCACCTGCGGCGATGTAGCCGTAAGGCTCATTAATCACGTAAGCACCGTAAGAAATACCGGAAGCACCCGCAATAATCAATAAATCAGGCAATATCGATTTGATTAATTTCATGCTGCTTCCCAGAATGATTTTTCATTGCTCGCAGCATTTGGCATCACACCAACTGCCATCGCTAGCGCTACCATGCCGTCAATTCTTCCGCTTGCTTTATCTTTGGCAAACTTTCTGTTGCCGGCCGGATCGGTCGCTATGACTGCGTTTGATGCGCACATTGTTAACACCGGGTGTTTGCCATGCCGTAGTTTATTGTTCAGCAGTAGAGATTCAGTTTCCCGAAGGGCTGGAGACATGCTGACGAATCCTTGGCCGAATTCTATAAATCGCTCCAGTTCTTCCTCGGTGAATCCGACACGCTCAAGCCATGGTTTCAAGAATTTCATGTTGTACCTGTCGAAGGCTATCGCTCTGACGTTGCATCGATCAAATATATTGCGTAAATATTCAGCAACGTATTCATATTCAATCGACGAGCCAGGCGTGGTTTGTATGAATCCTTGTCTTTCCCATACATCATATGGAACCCTGTCTTTCCTTGATTTTTCTGCCAATCCTTGTGCCGGGAGCCAGAATGTGGGGTTAACATCGAATTTATTTTCCCGTTCTGACACCAAAACCAAGGCAGTCAAGTCGCTTACGCTGGATAAATCCAATCCGCCGTAAACATCGCAACCATCGATTCCGAGAGGCATGTCGCCGTTGTTGACCCAAGTCTGGGTGGTGATAAACGGGTTGCTAGCTTTTACCCACTGGCAAAAATTCAAACGTCTGACAATCGATTCTTGGCTTGGCATGCCCTTGGCATCGTTAACCTGTCCACGCAGATATTTCATGGTTGGTATGCCGAATCGCAAGCTTGGGTTAACTTTGTGCCAGCATTTTTCATCTTCGAATGGATCGTCGCATTCATCCAGCGCGCAAATGTATGCAAAGAGCTGATCATCTTGAACCTGCCCCGATACAACTTTTATTCCGTAGTCATGCTGCAGGCCGCACGGGCTATTTTTGTCTGACCCGCTATTTGTAATCATCGCTATGAGCGGCTGCTTTCGGAACTTGAAACCAGCCTTCATCATATCGATCATGTGCGCTGTTTTATGCTCGTGCACTTCGTCGATTAAACCGATATGCGGTCTCGGGCCGGATTGTCCATCGTCAGAAGAAATCGGACGAAAAAAACTGCCGCTCTTCGTGTAACGAATGTTCCAGGTTTGCTCGTGTCTACCGTTTTTTTTAAGTTTGCTCGCCAATAATGGCGATTGATCAACCATCGCAACAGCGTCGCGAAACAAGACCATAGCCTGGTCTTTTTTTGTTGCTGCAGCGTAAACCTCGGCTCGCATCTCGCCATCCGCAACCAGGCCGTATAATCCTATTCCTGCTTCCAATGGTGATTTGCCGCTGCCTTTTCCGGTCTCGATATAAGCTATCCGAAACCTTCTCAACCCATCAGAATCAACCCATCCGAAGATACTGCCGACTACAAATTTCTGCCAGTCGAGTAGTTCGTATGGCTTACCCTCATATTCCCCACCATTGAGCCTGAGTACATCCCGATAAAAACCGATGACGCGATCAACTTTTTCGAGGTCGAAAAAAAAGCCGCGTTCTGCGGCTTCTTCTAAATCATCCAGATGTCTCTGACATGCCGCTCGAACATGCGGTCCTGCAATTATTTTTCCTTTTGTTACATCGCGGGCATATTTGGTTACTGGATCACGTGAAGTAACTCGAACTCTTTTCATCGCCAAACAAATCACCTTGCAACCCTGGCGTTACACGCGTTCTAGATGCGGGCGACAATCCGAATTGCTGCAGGTATTTATAACAATCTTCCATCGCTCGGTTTGCTATTGCTAGATATGGGTTTTGAATGGGGTAGCCATTCGGTGATTTAACTATCAACCCATCACCACCTTCAGCCTTTATTTCCCTGATTCGTTTTTCGGCATCCTGCCACCGCCCATATGCAACGCAATAAAGCGCTAGTGCAGCCGTGTCGATATCTGTGATCAGCTTATATTTTTCCAACAATTCTGAAATACGAGACCATTCTGCACGAGCTGACCCACTTAAGTGCGATGGACATTCCGGCGCAATAAACTTTGGCTTGTTGTCGCCAGATGTTTTCAGCTCGGTTACATTATTTTTCTTCGGAATTGGTCCAGGTTTCATTTCTATTTAATCTAAAATTACTGGCCGGGCAGTTTTACCCCCCCTACCTTTAATTCAACTTTTTGCGGATGATGGGCTCATCGACGGCCACCAACCTGGCCCCATGTCGGTGCGGATCGATGCCGTGGATTGCGACGCTGCGCGCAACGGAGGTCTGGATCGTCAGCCCATGGCTCGC